GGGACGCCCCGGCACGGCGCCGGCATACGGCCAGGCTTCACGTGCTCGCCGCCAGCGCCGTCATGAGAACGGGTCGGCGGAATATAGATGGGCGCACCACGCCGAGCCAGGGCCGGGTGTGTAAAGAAATCTTCGGCAACCGGCCGAGATGACGGCGTTTGGAGCGTGCGGCGGGCTGGTCCGGCCCGGGGGCGCCAGGCGTGGGCTTGCCGGTCCCCCTTGGCCCCCGCGTCCCCCGGGGACGGTTGATCGAACGCGGTCGAGATGTTAAATTTGAACTCCTTGGGATAGTCACGGGCCTGTAGCTCAGGTGGTTAGAGCGCACGCCTGATAAGCGTGAGGTCGGTGGTTCAACTCCACCCAGGCCCATTCTCCGGAACCCCTTGCCCCGGCGTCACTTAGGTGGTGCCGGGGCGCGTTCATCTGCCCGCCCGATCCCCCTTGCTGTCCGTTCCTGCTGTCCGTTGGGGCCCAGTTCAGGCCCCCGCCCGGACCAGCGCCGCCCGCATCTCATCGACGCTCACGTCGTCGTAGATGCGGCGCAGCGTCTCCCAGTTCGTTCCGGCGAGCTCCTCCTGCACCTTCGGCGGGAGCGACCGGAACCGTGGATCTCGCACGCCCGCCCGCTTCTCCGCGTGGAAGCCCAATCCACGCAGCGCGAACGCGACGCGTGCGCGTTCCTGCTCGTCGTCGATCGACCGGAGCCACCGCGCCTTTGCCCGGCGCAGCCACGTCTGGAACGTGTGCCGGCTCGTCGGCGTCGCCGGATCCGTCGACGATGGGAACACCGGCGCAGCACCGATGCCCCTGCTCGGCAGCGTGCGGAGCAGCTCGATCGCGCGCCGCGAGAGCGGCGTCACGTTCTCGCGCCCCGCCTTGTCCGTCTCCGCCCGCCAGCGGATCGTGCCGGCGTCGAGGTCGATGTCCGACCACACGAGCCGGCGGATCGCGCTGTTCCTCCTGCGCGTCTCGCGCTCGAGGATGAGCGCCGCCGAGAACTGCCAATGCGGCGAGTGGCGGATCAGCCCATCGCGGATCCAGTCCTGCATCGCGGGCCGGCGCGGGCTCGGTTCGCGCGGCATCTCCCAGCGCTGCGAGCGTCGGATCTCCGTCGCCCACGGGTTGCGCTGGATGAGCGGCAGGCCGTTCTCCTGCCGGCCCGTGGCCCAATTGAGCACGGCGATCATGAACTTCAGGTCGTACTCGACCGCCCGTGCCCGCGTCGGCCGCCAGCCGGGGATCCGGCCGCTCCGCCGCCACTCCACGAAGCGGTCCCAGTCCGTCCGGTCCAGCGTCTCGGGATGCCGACTCGCCCGCCGCTCGGGCTCTGGCTGCGCATCGAAGAACGCCGACCACACGCGCAGCGCCCTCCGGTCGTGATCCTGCTTCGATGGTCCTTTGCCGGGCGTCACCTCCTTCACGTAGAGGGTGAGCAGGCGGGCGATCGTGAGCGTGCTCGCGCGCGGCTCCATGTCCGCAAACTTCGCGGCCAGCTTGTCGGCGCGCTTCGCGGCCTCCTGCTCCGTGGTCACGTCCCGGAGCAGGACGCGGCACCGGCGCCGCCGCTTCGTGCCGTCAGGCTCCTCTACCAGCTCCCACCACTCCAGCCAGTAGTGCCCGTCACGGCCGTCGCGGAACGCGCGCACGCGGTTCCGGCCCTTCGCGCCCGCCTTGTACGACCACTGCTTCTGCCGCTTGCGTCGTCGCATGTCCTACTCTCCGGCTGCGACGGCGCGCGCAACCTGCGTTCGAGACAGTGCAAGCTGCTCGCGCCGGTCCGCAACCCCGTGGCCCGGTTTCCGAGGCAGGTGGCACCGGAGGATGCGGGGCTCCTCGTCGGTGCCGCTGTTCGGGATCCGGCCCTCGCGGATCAGCCGGCGGAGGTGCGATCGCGTGTAGCCGCACTCGACCTCGGCCTCGGCCAGCGTCAGCGGCTCGAGGTCCGCCTCGCGGAGTGCCTGCTCGAGCTCGTCCGCGGCGTCCGCGAACGCCTTGGCCGCCGGCGGGGCGTACGGCTCCAGCTCGTGCGCGCGATCGCGCCAGCGTGAGGGAAGGTCGCGGAGCGTCATTCCAACCTCCGGAATCAAATCACCCATACCCACGGGTTCGCGTCCCAGCCGTAGCCGCGGCGGGCGTTGAGACGGTCCCAGCAGAGGCGGAACTCGCGGAGCGCCCAATCGAGGTCCGCGCCGTCATGCGGCATATTGGCCGGTATCGGCATCCCCTCGAGCTTCGCGTCCATCCCGCTGATGCTCTGGAGCCGCTCGACGCGAACGGCCGTGATCTCCAGCATGATGTCGTCATCTCCCACCTCACATCTCGATCGGCGCGCCCATCTCGCGGAGCGCGCGCAGCACGTCGTCCACCGACCGCGCCACGATCGCGTGGCCGCCGGCCGCGATCTCGGCCAGCGTTTCCAGGGTGAGTACCGTTGCCTTTGCGGCCATTCCTTCCTCCCGGGCTTCGGGCTCATACCGCGCCGGCGCCGACCAGACGGCGCTCCGGCGCCTCGTGGTGTTCGACGGCGGTTTCTTCGAGCATGGGACCGATCCGGTCCCGAATGAGATCGGCGTACTGCGGATTGAGCTCAATCTTGCCCATCGGCGTCCAGTCCGGCCCGCCGTAAGGGGTCCGCCTCGGGCTCCGGCGGCGGGCCGCCTTGGTCGTCATGCGCCCTCCGTCTTGTGCCGCCCGTGCGCCGCAACGTAGTCCGCGACGGCGCGGGCGAGGTCTTCGTCTGGGTCGCCGTGCAGCCACGCCACCGCCGCGTCCACCACGCGGCGCATCGCCTCGTTCTCGCGGCGCAGGGCGTCCAGTTCGCGCAGCACCGCCAGCGCCGCGCAGGCAGGATGCACCACACCGCAATCCTCCCAATGCGTCGTGCCGGGGCCGCTCCGGCCCTCGGCCCATTCGCGTAGACAGCGTTCGGCGTCGGTCCGCTCGTAGCGGCGCATCACTCTCCCTCCCGCTCGCGCTGGGCGTTGAGCGCACCCAGGACGACCGCGGCGATGCGATCCGCGCTTCGATCGTCGGCCGCCTTGATCGTGATCCAGTGCCTGTAGTCGGCGCTCCGTAGGTCGATCTCGTGCAGTGCTGGCCCCGACAGCGTGCCATCACGCACCCATCGTTGGGCCAGCGGATCTCTCGGACGCTTGCGCATCTACGCCTTCTCTCCCTCCCGCTCGCGCGGGCCGTGGCCGTAGCCGTAGCCGTAGCCGTAGCCGTCGCCGGCGCCGTCGTCGTCGCCGTAGCCGTAGCCGTAGCCATAGCCGTCGCCGGCGCCGTCGTCGTCGTCGAGGTCGGAGCCGTAGCCGGAGCCGTCGCCGAGGTCGGAACCGTAGGCCCTGCCGTAGCCGTGACCGGAGCCGTAGCCCCAGCCGTAGCCGTAGCCGAGGCCGTGGCCGTAGCCGGAGCCGAGGCAGGAGCCGTCGCCGCAGCCGGAACGCGCCAGCAGGGCTAGCGGTGGGGTGGCGCGCAGATCCATCCGCATGCCAGACACGGCCGCCTCCCATACGGCACGCGCCTCCTCCGCCGTCAGCAGCCCCGCGTCATCCGCCCACGCCATCTGCTCGGCCCTCAGACGGTCCAGCCGGGTGCCCTCGCGAGGCACTCGGCACGCGCCCGCGGCCCGGGCTCGTACCTGGTGCTCCCTCGTGACCGCGATCATCCCCACGGCTCCTGCCGCCACCGCTCCCAGGCCTGCGGCGTGAGGTCCGCCACCGCCGTGACACCACGCAGCGTAAGTCGCGGCGCCGCCGGGCTGATCCGGCACAACGGACCGGGACCATGCCGCGCGAGCCCCAGGACGCCGCGTGTCGATGCGTCCCAGTACACGCACATCCGCGCGTCCTCGATCACGACCGTCTCGCCGTGATCCTCGACCAGCAGCCCGGCGAAAACGCCCCGGTGGATCGTGGTCACCATCACCGGCCTGCGGTCCTGCGTCGTCTGCTCTCTCATCGTCCCATCCTATCGGTGTGTGCGTGCGTGATCTACGATTCCCTCCCCCTCCCGCCCGCGCGGGGCGGCGGCGAGGGCGGCGCGCGCCTCGGCGTACCCATTCGTGTAGCTGTGCACCAGCCGCTCCAGCGCCTCCCGCAACCGCTGCGCGTCCCGCACCGCGCGTTCGACGGCCTGGAGGGCGCGTGCGTCGGCGCGCAGCGCCTCGGCCCTCTGCTGCATCATTGGCGATTTCCACCAATCGCAGCGCGCAGCATCTTCCTCGCACTTTTCGGCGTGGTAGCGCACAAGCGCCAGCCCCCGCTTCAGCTCGTCCATGTCAGTTGTCCCCTCTCGGCTCCAGCTTCCGCACCGCCTCCACCAGTCCGCGGCCGTTCGCGTGGCGCTCCCGCGCGGACAGCTCCATCAGCTGATAACAGGCACGCCGGATCGCGCGCTCTTCTGCGGCCTGCTCTTCCTCGAGCTCGCGCGCGAGGTCCAAGAGCCCCATCAGCCGTATGCGCGTTCGGAAGCCGGGGCACGCCTCGTTGAGCGCGTCGTAGACGGCGCGCGCGGCCTCGGGCAGCGACAGGAGGCGCGGGCCGTCCGGCGTCATCTCGTAGAGCGTCATCCCATCACCTCCTCACGCACGGTGCCCACGATGCGGCACGTATCCATCCGCGTGCTCCAGTACAGCGGCGGCATCGCCGAGGAGCGACGCGAGGTCGCCCGGGACGATCCCCGCCGCCGTCTCTGTCTCTTGTCCCGCCTCGACCGTGGGCGGGATGCGCTTGTAGTCGCGGAGCTTCTCGCGGCATGCCAGTAGCTCCGCGATAAATGTGGTCAGCGTCGGCTCCCATGCCGCTCGCCATTCGGTGTCCGGATGAACGCGGACGCGCACCGGCGGCAGGTCCGGGTGGTATGCCCAGAGGTCCCACCACTCGCGGCCGGTGATCCAGAGGAGCGCCTGGACCTGGCCCCGGTAGCGGTCCGCGAGAGACTCATGGTCGAGCAGATACCCGATGTGCGTGTGGATCGCCGGGCACTTGATCTCCACTCCGCCGTCGTCGCCGACGAGGCCGTCCGGCGAGCCGCCGAACAGGCCGTCGTCGGTGAGGAGTAGGCCGGTCGTCTGGACATCGACGCCCATCTCCAGCTCGTAGGCCGCGCGCGCCTCGGCCTCGAGGTCGGTCCCTCGCTGCATGTACTGCGAGTTGCCCGCCCATTCGATCGGGTAGCCGAGGATCCACTCCGCAAGGAGCTGGTGGAGGTACTCGCGGGCTGCAGCTGCGGGCTTCATCCGGGACGGCGTCAGGATCCGGTCCGCCTGGCTCGCGGTCGGGATGCCGAGCCGCGCCTGGAGCCACTCGGGGCTGCCCTGCACCACGTCGAGCCCCCTCATCGCCCACCTCCGCGCTTCCGCTCCAGCATCCGCACCGCAACGGCGTACTTCTCGGCCGGCAGGTCCTCAATCCGCTCGACGCCCGCCCACTGGAGGAACTTCCGCTGGTCCGCCCCGACCTCCTCGATCAGCGCGTCGAGGTCTGCGGCCTGCTGCGGGGTGATCCGGTCGCTCGGGGCGCCGACGTCAGCGCCGTCCACGTCGTCATCGGCCGTGGTGAGCCCGAGCACCGCGATGAGGGACTGCCGCCGGCCGTAGGTGAGGGCGGCCGCGTTCGCTTGCGCGGCCGACATCCGCGCGGCCGTGTCGATCGGGACCGGGAACGACGCCCGCTCCTCGTGGCCGTCGACGTGGCGGAGCACGCAGGTGACGATCAGGGCGCCCTCGGCCTGCGTAACGTCCCAGGCGTAGGAGAGGCCATGACGGGCGAGGACGGGCCGGACGACCCTGGTGATGTCCTCCAGCGCGGCGTAGCGATATCTGAACGCGGCGCCAGACTTGGTCACGATGGATGCGTGATGCCGCTTCGGGATTTCGGGGATCTCATCTTGGGCACGGCTCAGCGCCTCGAAGAACGCCCGCCGCGCATTCTCGCGGTCGACGCGCTCCTTGAGGGCGACGAGCCGCTCCAGGGCGTCGACCGGCGCGCCACTCTCGATCGCGTGGTAGAGGAGGTCCATCACGTTGCGCTCACCGGCCGGGGCAATGGCCCCGCCGCCGCGCTGAACGATCTCCGTCTCCATCACGCCACCTCCGCGATGTCCGCGGCCTCCGCCGCGGTCCGCTCCTCCATCCACCGTGACTGCTCGTTCCGCAGCCGCGTCAGCTCCTCAGTCCAATCGGCCCGAATCCAGAGCGTATGGTCGGCGTGCCGCCGGACGTACTCTGCCGTCGCGATGTAGCTGGCGGCCGTATCGAGGTCGCCCCGCTCGCGGCAATACTCCGCGACGCTGCGGATCTGCCACTCCGTGATCCCGGGGACCGCGTAGCCAGCGACCCGCACGAGCATCGCCCTCGTCTTCTCCAGCTCGTCGCGGAGCCGCTCAATCTCTGCCTCGCGCATGGTCACACCTCCTCCGCCGACGCGCAGCGCGCGCAGTACGGTCCCAGGTCCGTCTCGACGACCGCCGCGGCCTCGCGGCAGCACGCGCACGGCTCCTCGCCCGTTCCGTCACACCATTCGCAGCGGACCACCACAAAATCCGGCGACATCCGCCGCCCGATGGGTGACGGGGTCCGCATCTCCTCCCACTCGCCGAAGCCGTCGCACCGCCGGCATGGCATCGGCTCGGGCTCGCAGCCCTCGCAGAGCGGCACGCCGTACTCGTCGCGGCTCCACGCCGCCCGGCCGCGGGAGATCAGGCGCCCGCACCGCTCGCAGCGGCCGGACGCGCCGGCGGCGAGCAGTTGGCGAGATTCCCGTCCGGTGAGCACCACTTGACCCGTCATGGTCGGCCTCCTATCGTAGAGGTGTTGCCACGGTCCGCCGTGGCCCGTGCCCCGACCGCTCTCTC